CATCTGCATAGAAGGGAGCAAGGTCGGCAACGATTTCAGCATATAAATCCTGAATTCCTACTGTATTTGTTGACATTTTAATCTCCTTTTATATCAAACTAATATTATTATTAAGATTATCTATTACGTAATCTATCTAAATTTTTCATAACCATGTTATGAGTAACGTCTGCTTTCTTAAGATTTGGTTTATATTCTCTTAATTGAACATACGCTCTTCGGTATTCAGCGTCAGTGTTTAATCTTTTATCATCAACTGCTTTAGTGCTTGTTGATTTAGATTCAGCTGCGCTTTCACCATATTTAAGATCTACACCTTGTTTACCCATATTAAGTCCAAGTGTTTCACCAATTAATTTAACTGCACCTGCATAATCAGGAGTTGTTCCGTCAGTTGTTAAAAATTCTTCACCATTTCTAATGGCAAATGTATCATTTTCAACCTGAAACATATTCCTGCTTTTCATTAAGTCAACAACTGCATTTTTAGTTTGCGGCTGCCAACCTTCAGGCATGTTAGCATATAATTGTGTCATGTGATCTTTTAAAAGCAAATCAGTTTTTAAATTTTTAACCTCTGCTTGTAACTCTTCAACTGTTGCTTCTCTTTTTGCAAGTGTTTGCTTGAGTGAGCTAACATTCAAACTGTTTTCTTCAGGATTAAGTGTTTTAATTTGCTTAACCACATCTTTAACTTGGTCTAGACTGTCTACGTCTAGTTCAGTTAATAAGTCTTTAACCATAGCACTTTTTTCTGCTGCAATAATTTTATTAGCATCATTGCGGCTAAAAGCACGCTGGCCATCTACAAATAGTTTTCCCTCACGGTATTCTACTTGTGGTGTAGTTGTATCAGATTTTGTATCAACATCTGCAATTGCGGGTGTTGCCTCAGTGTCTGTCACTGGTTGAGGATTGCTGGTCTCAACTGCCAAATCTTCGGATGCTACTTGTGTATCCATTGCTTTATCTCCTTGTTATCGTAGAAGTTAACGTAACTGTTTAATTATAAACTATTAATTGTGCCCGTATTACCCAATAGTTCTTGTAATCTATTTTGAACACGTTCACGTAATTCTTCTTTAATTGAACCACCCACGATGCTGTTTGATTCTTCGTAATCAACACCTTGGTTGGCAATTTCTAGTGTCAGTTCGTATTCTTCGTGTGTATTAAATGGCATATAAACGGTTTTGCCGTTTTCTAATTTATGCTCATGATAACCGCTACCTCCTAATTCTGTTGCTTTTGCTTCAGCTTCAGCAGGTGTATCAAAATGTTCAGCTACAAAAGACGTTACGGTGTCAACAATATTACTTGGTCTTGTTAAAAATACCTGTTCGTATCTTTCATAAGCATCAAGTAATTGTTTGATTTCTGCAATTTCTTGCTCTACACCTCTGCGGTTATATTGTCTATTATAACTAATTTCTAATTCTTCTGGAACACTTTGATTATTCCAATCATACCATATTGGCCATAGTATGTTTGCTTCAATGTTTTCTAAATTTTGTGCTTTCTTTCTAATAAATGCTGTTAATTTGTCATCAAATGTTTCAATTTGAGTTCCGCTTCTGCTTGCTCTAATTAATTCATCACTTCTAACCATTGCAACTGCATTCATTTTTTCTATTTTTTGATCTATTAATTCGCGTAATTCTCTAATACTTTCTAGTGGTGGTGCTTTAAAGTCAAACACATAGTTTTGTCCTGCTGCACCAATTGGTGCAGGTGTTCTTATAATTGAACCAGGTTCACCACTGATATTGTTATCATTTAATTCTGCAGTTGCTTCATCAACAACCACAACACCATGTGCACCATAACTTATTGAACTGTATATTTCACCCATATCACTATAAATGCTTCTTTGTATTTGTGCAATATCAAATATAGGTGTGCTACCAACACCGTTGTATATTTTGCTTGATGCATAGATAGGTTCAACAGGAATATATCCTAATGGATTTGGTTGAACTACACGTTTGAAATCATCATATTCTTCTATGTTTTCAGCATTAATATCAACATCTACTTCATCATCTGTTGGTATAAAAATAGTGTGAATTTCTTCTGGTGTATAATATGTATAAATGGTAACATCAGTTTCTTCTGCTGTTCTAATAACCAATTCAGTTAATTTTAATGTTCCGTTTTCATCATAGCTGTATTTCCAGTTTGTTACATTTAATGGTGAATGCATTTTCCAATATGCATAATCAGCATTTTTACCTTTAACACAACTTACCCAAACAACACCATATATTGTGCTGAATAAATCTACTTGACTCATAAATTCATTAATGCTTTGACCTTCGCCTGAAACATCATCAATAAATGCTGCTATTTGAGGTGTTTCTGGCAATTGTCTAGTTGGTGGGTTTCTAAATAATATTGAATTGTATTCTTGACAATATAATCTAGTATAAGGAAAAACAGGTACGTTTTGTAATTTTTCTTGATAAAAGTTACTGGTATAACCTGTGCCTTGTTCTGCTTCGCCTGCAGTTTGAGTATATGTAAAACTGGTTTTATACTTGTTTGTGGTTTGCCCGTATTCATCAATATCGTATGTATTGATTACTTCACTAGGTGTTGTAAAATCAATATCATATGCTTTTAGATACTGAGCGCTTCGATATTCTACACCACCATAATAGCTACGCACTGCAAGATTCCAATCATCTTGATATCTAGCATATAATTGGTGAACAGAATTGATAAATTCGAATAAATCTTCTGGTGAACGCGTCATTTAATCTCCGCAAAAATATTTTGCTTTTTTGTATACGCTACTATTTACCTTAATTTTAATAAAAATACCGGTTTATTAGGCTTGATTGGTGTATTTGGACTATATATTATATGTCAGTCAAACAATACTGTGTGTAGACTTGCTGACTGACCAAGTCAAAGTACACAAATTATTGAATAATATAATTTGAAGAAAATACCCAGTTTAATCCGCTGGGTATTTTTTTGACTAAAAAAAATCCCTCACAATGGCCACACTGCAAGGGATTTTACACATAAACATCATTACTCACACACACGCATACGTCTACACGTATACATGTATATTTATTGCAATTAGCTTATGATAGTTGTTTCATTACTACTACGTAAACCACCTGTTGGTTCATGTTCAAATAATGGTTTAATTTCTATACCTGCACGTTTTAACAGTTTAATCATACCAGGATTATCATATATACTTGACTTCCAACCTTGACTTTGTGCTATTCTACGCATGTGTTCTGGATTACGTGATCCTTTATATTTTTGTATTGCTTTCATTGTGTTTCCTCATATCGGTATGCGCCATAATGTTCTGCATAATATTTGCCGTATGCACGTTGTTTTTCTATGCTTAATTCAGGCCAACTAAATGTTTTGATTAAATCTTTTTGTTGACTGTTTGAATCCCAATAAGATTTAAATTGTCTAAACCACATTTTAAATGTGAGTGTTTGTTCAGTCATTTTTATTTCCCCATATTCTATCCCAACCATCTTTGTATGCTTGTTCATTGCCCCAACGTCTAGCTGAACCTTTACCGCCATCACCTGAACTGTATCGATGTTTGGGTTTATCTATACCTTGTTGTATGTCTCTGGCACGTTTTAATACTGGATCTTGATTGATTAATTTTTCATTCTTAACCCATTGTTTGCTGTTTGTTGTTGGCACTGTGCTTTGTTTATCTTCTGACATTGCTTCTTCCTGTTCCCATTCTTATTTTACCCACTGGAGCATAATTTGGTTTAATTGGTTTTATGCCCATAACCATATATCCTAATGCGTCTAATAAATGATCAAAACCACTGTCTTTTTCTGGTTGACGGGTGTTTTCTTTATATGTGTGTTTGCGTAATGCATTTATTAAACTTTTACAATCAGGATCAATTAATAGTGTTCTTTGTCCGCTTGTATTACACAGCATACTATTTACTGCTGCTATTCTATCTTTAATGCTAGGATTGACATTACCTACTGTGACTTTGAATCCAGCATTGTGTAATATAATATGATCAGTTAATCCACCTGCACTTGTGCGTCGCTGTGCACCTGATGCATCTGGAAATACTTCTATTATTTGTTCTGGATATCTTTCTCGTATTTCAGCACAAAGTTCATTGGTGTTTGAACTGAATATTTCTATTTCATCAAGCACATGTAATATACCATTATCATGATAAGCTATTACTGCACATATTGGACTAACGTTAAAATCAATTCCCACAAATAATCTTTCACGTGGTTTGAGTTGTTTGGTCCATTTGGTTATGTTGGCACCTTCAAATGCATAATATATAATACCTGCATAGTTCACAAACTGTGCCTCAAATTCCTGCTCATAACTGCGTCTATCCATGTCTGCTTTAGCTTGATTGAGTTCAGCTTCACTTACAATACCACCTTGAGCAGTTGTGAATTGCCAACTACTCCAATCTTCTAGTGCATCTGCATTTGTAAATAATTCATAAAAAAAGTTACGTCCTTTAGGTGTGCCTAATAATAATGCACCACCATTTCTATCTGCTAGAGTAGGACGTATAACTGTGGTCCATGCTGCTTCATCAAAGTCAGCCATTTCATCGCACACAACATAATCTAGTCCAATACCTCTGATATTGTCAAATCTGTCTGCACTTCGCAACATAATTAAACTGTTATTGACAAGAGTTATTTCTAGATTACTTTCATTAATTCGTTTGATCCAATTAACACGTCGCAATTGGTCTTTTAAATCTTCCCAGAAAATCTGCCGCGCCATCCTATAAGTCGGAGCTATATACATGACTTTTCGGTTAGGATGACGGGCAGCTTTTGCAACTTCATTGATACTTAAATATGTTTTTCCGCTACGTCTACCAGCTACTACAACTTTAAAACGTGCATTATTCGAACTGATTTGTTTTTGTATATCAGTTAACTTCATCCCAATCTCGTTGTAGTATATCACGGTAAAACTCGTGCAGTGTTAGTGGTTTCATTTCAAAAAAACGTTCAAAAGGTGTGATTAATGCTTCCTGTTTCATTGCTTGTAGTGTGCGATATCCTGCTAAATCCACAACTTTACTGCTGTTTACAATAGCTTTAATTCGCTTGTTCCATGCTGAATTAATTTCTACGCAACGTTCTACTTCTTTAAAACTTCTATACATTTATTTCAAACTTTATTTTATTATGACTGACATAACCCTCATGTTCAAAGTTATCTGGTGTTAAATGATTTAAACCGCGATAATTGATTAATCGAATTGTGCCGGGATTGCCAGCTTTACCAGTTATGTAATCAGGCACACTGTCAATATGATTGTTATATATGTGTGCATCACCAATTGCAAAATTAATACGTCCCGGCGTTGTGCCTATTTCTTCACACAGTGTT